TCGCCAGATGGAATCAAACATGGAATTTCAAAAAAGTTTCCTTTTTTATGTTTGAATTTTAAACAATTTACTTTTTTTTCAATAAAATTTGGAAGTTGTTTTTTGCAAATTTTTTTACATAAACAAATAAACCTATTATAATCAGCAAAATAAGTAGACCAATCACAAACATCACCATTTTCATTAAAATAACATAAAATATTACAGTTAATTTTTTTAGAATAGTTTATAACTATTTGAATATCATTTTTTATTTTAAGTTCTAAAAATTCTTTAATAATTTTTGATTTAAAAATGATTTTATCATCTTTAAATAAAGACCAATTATAAAGATAATCTACAGTATCAGCACCTAACTGTTGAATGTATTCAAAAACATCAAAAATTATTATATTTTCTTTTAAATAAAATGAAAAATATACTCTATTATTAATTTTCACATAAAAAATATAACATATTTTTATTAAAATTCAATACCTGTTAATGATTTAGGAGGAGATCCTATTCTTACATTTATAATTCCATTATAAAAATCTTCTCGAAGTAAAACATTTTGATCTAATTGCATCTTACATTCAAAATAAGCTAATTCCCATTTGGAATAACATATTTTTAAGATAGTAAATGTAAAATTTTCTTTACCATATTTTTTAATATCATCATTCAAATCATTACAAGATCCTGTGTATTGTTTCCAATCCGACTCTTTAAAATCTATACGACATCTTTTTTTACCTTTTAATGGTTTTCTTCTTATTTTTGATTTTATTTGCTTTTTACCTATATATTTTTTATTGATAGTATTATTAGTGATACAATATATAAATCCAAATGCGTCATCATTTAAATAAACATTTTCATCTAAAACCCAATGCCCTAAGTCATTCATAAGTCTTTACGATTTAATTTTCGTCTTATTATATTTTTCTTTTTCTTTTTCTTTTTTATATTAGACCCCGCAATAGACATTGCAGTTTTTATATCTGGATCCGTTACGATATTACCTGTTGCTTCAGAACCAGACATAAAAACATCTCCGACTGAATTCATATTTTCTAAAATATTATTAATTGCGTGTTGAAAATTATTAAACATATGTTACTATATAATATATTTATGGATGTTATATCAAAATATAACGAAGAATTATTAATTGATCTAAAAATAGATCAATTAAATATTTTAGATAAACAAATGATGCTTCCTGCTTTGAAACACAAATGGGTATCTCGTTTAATACAAACAAAAAAACAAAAAAATGACTTAGAAAAAAAGAAAAAAAATCTTAAAGATGAAGTTTTTAAAAAGCTAGAGGAAGGGGGTATTCCAAATGGAATACCAAAAGTTTCAATAAAAACAAAGGTTGAAAATACAAAAACTATTCTGGATATAAATTCTTCATTAGAAGAATGCGATCTAACAATAGATTTTCTAGAAAAAATAGAAAAAATTTTAAGTTCTATGACTTATGATATATCTAATTCTACGAAACTACTATCAATGGAATTATCATAATGATTAGTTTAAAACTAACTCAAAATAAAAAGCAAATTCAATTATTATCAACGAATAATAATTTATTTCTCTTAATAAGAGAACATTTTTCTATACCATATAAATCATTTTCAAGAAACAAAAAATTTTTTCCTCAGAGAAAGTATACAATCACACCATCTGGAAAATGTGATATAGGTTTGTTAAATGAAATTAAAAATTTCATGGATGAAAACAATATTCAATATTCAATAGATGAAGAACTTAAAAACAATTATAATATCGGATTCAATAATCCAATTATAAAAGAATATAATCTTTCATATAGAGATCATCAGGAAAAATCAATTAAAAACGCCTTAGAAAAAGGAAGAGGGGTTGTTGTCATTCCAACGGCTGGTGGAAAAACATTAATAATGTGTTCCATTATAGAAAGTTTAAGACTGAATTTAAAAGATGATAACTTAAAAGCATTAGTAATTGTTCCATCCATACAACTAGTAGAGCAAACCGCAAAGGATTTCGAAGAATATGGAATGAAGAACATAACAAAATGGTCTGGTGAGAATAAACCAGATCCGAATGCGTCTACCATAATTGCGGGAGTACAAATTTTACTTTCTGGAAAAACAGATTTATCGTTTTTATCTGATGTTAAGATTTTTTTAAATGATGAATGTCACGGAACAAAAAAAGCAAACGAAATAAATAACATTTTTAATTTTTTAAATACTAATTATAGATTTGGATTTACAGGAACCATGCCATCCTGTAAGTTGGACTGTTGGAACATAATTGGAAAACTAGGACCTATTGTATACGAAGAAAAAACTGAAGATTTAAAAAATAAAAAATATATTTCTAACTTTAAAGTGTTTATTTTAAAAATAAAACATAATCCAATACCTAAATTTAAAATAGATCCTAATAATCCAACTGATGCTTATAATAAAGAGTTAGAATTTTTAATAAACAACGATAAAAGAAATAATATTATTTGTAATTTAGTTAATAAATTGCAAAATAATACCATTATAATGGTTGATAGAATAGATCATGGTATTAATTTGGTTAATAAACTTGAAAATATTACTAATCGACCATTTTATTTCATAAGAGGATCAACCGAAATAGAGGAAAGAGAAAAAATAAGATCTTTAATGGAAAAAAGAAATGATATTATTGTTATAGCAGTATCAAAAATATTTAGTACTGGTATCAATATACCTAATTTACATAATATAATTTTTTCTACGGCTGGAAAGGCTAAAATAAAAATAATGCAATCAATAGGTAGAGCATTAAGACTACATCCAACTAAAAATATGGCATATATTTTTGATATATCAGACAATACACTTTATGCAGAAAAACACTTAAGAGAAAGAGAACAACTTTACACAACAGAAAATTATAATTATGAGAAAAAAGAAATTTAAACACGACGATAATTACGAAGATCTACTAGATGATGTATTTTTTGAAGAAAAAATACATGATGATGATGATTTGGATACTCTTATTGACATAGAATCTGATATTGAGGATCAGGAATCCGATGATATAGATGAAGATGATGACACTAAAGAAGAAGAAGTAGTAGAAGTATCTACAGATAAAAAACCAAAAGATAAAAAAAAGTTTTATGTTGATCCAAAACAATTTGATGATGAAATAGTTAATTTTTATAAAACAGAAATAATTTCAAATGAATTAGCTGAGATGATAAGCAAAATCTCGTATAAATTGTCATATGCTAGTAATTTTATAAATTATTCATATAGAGAAGAAATGGTTGGTGATGGAATAGTTCGTATGATGAAAGCATTGATTGCTAAAAAATATGATAGAGAAAGAGGTACAAATCCGTTTTCTTATTTTACAAGAATAGCTTTTAATGCGTTTAGAAATAGAATTAAAAAGGAAAAACATATACACGAAACGCATGAAAAATATCAAGAGGAACTACAATTATTAACCTCAAATTATAATAATGTTATAAAAAACAAAAATTCTGGATATTCAAATCGGTTTAGTTAATAATGAGTAATATTAAAAATAGTAAAATAGGAATTTTTTCTGATATTCATATAGGATTAGGCCAAGATAGCTCATTACATCACAAAACAGTATTAGAATTTGCAAAATGGGCATCTGAAGTTTTTTTAAATAAAGGAATAACGGATATAATAATACCCGGAGATATATTTCATAATAGAAATGAAATTTCAGTAGAAACGTTATCAATAGCTAAAGATTTTTTTGATTATTTTAAAGATTTTAATGTTTTTATATCTACGGGAAATCATGATTGTTTTTTAAAAAACAAAAGTGATATAAATTCTATATCTATATTTAGTGGATGGCCTAATATTAATATAATAGATAAAGAACCAAAAATTCTTTCATATAAAGAAAAAAAGATATGTTTAGTACCTTGGGGTACGGACTTAAATCAAATTCCAAAAACAAATATAATTTTTGGGCATTTTGAAATATCATCTTTCAATATGAATTCTTATAAAGTTTGTGATCATGGCTTAAAATCTGATTCTTTATTACAAAAAGGAAATCTTATTATATCTGGACATTTTCACACTAAACAATCTAGAGAATATAAAAATGGTAAAATTATTTATGTAGGAAGTCCATACCAACAAAATTTTGGGGATTGTAACGAGCAACGAGGAATTTATTGTTTAAATTTAGATACAGAAGAACTTTCTTTTATAGAAAATAAAATATCTCCAAAATTTTATAAAGTTTTAGCATCAAAATATATAAAAAATGATGATTATACAAAAGAAATAGATACTTTAGTTAATAACAATATTATAAGTCTAATAATAGATGATAAATTTTCACCGGAAGAAATATTAACAGTTAAAGATAAAATAAATAAGACCAATCCACAATCTATAAGAGTAGACTATGAGAATAATGATGTAGAATTTTTGGAAAAAACAGAAAATAAAACATATGATTCTTCAAATATATTAAAATCAATAGAGGATTTCATATCAAATCTTGATATAGAAAATAAAAAAGAAGTTGAAGATTATATAAAAGAGCTTTATAATAAATTAACATGAATTACGAACAAATAGGAGTAGGTATTTTAGATTTATACGATCAAAATACATTAGATGATTGTATTAATAGTCTTTCATTCTTTAATAAAGAAAATATTTTTGTAGCATCATTAACAAACAATAAAATCAACGTAGATAATTATATTAAATATTCTAAAAGCGTTCCGTTAGCTACACTTAGAAATTATATAATATCTCAATTTAGAATTAAAGGATTAAAGTATTACTTTTTAATACATTCAAATCAAATTATTAATAATAAAAATATTTTAGAAAATACTATAGAATTATCCTCTACTTTTGGCTGTTGGTTTTTATCTGGATACAATGATAAGTTTATTTCTATTGAGGATGATTCTGGTAAAAGTCTTAATATTTCAAAAAAAATAA